TTGGGTTGCTGCACGCGAAATCTGACGATTTCAGATATCGGAGGCCAGATGAACCATATCGAGTTTATCGAAAAGAACGTTAAAGAAGAACTTACCCGGCAAGGGTTTGCACCTTCGGTGGCTCAGGGGGGGGGCGTGGCAAGCGGTTGATTTATATAAGCGAATGTCACAGGCCAGTAAGAAAGGAATGATTTACGACGACGTTTTAAGGCACGCAAAGTTGTGGGCCGAAAAACAGACAACAAAATCAGAGCGTTCAGCACCAAAGCGTAGCAAGAAAGACACTCAGCAAGGCTTGTTCTGAACCTCAAAATTTAGCGCGGTGCAGCGCGCAATGGAGAACCAACAATGTCATTTATTCAGACTCTCAGCGGTAAGCGTTTCGACTACATCAATTCAACCGTAGACGATGTTGATATCGAAGATATCGCAAACGCCCTCTCTAACATCTGCCGATTTGCAGGCCATGTTCCTGAGTTTTATTCAGTGGCTCAGCACTCAGTGCTGTGTAGCCAAATCGTACCGCCGGAATTTGCGTTTGAAGCGTTAATGCATGACGCAGCCGAGGCGTATTGCCAGGATATTCCGCAGCCGCTGAAACTTCTGTTGCCTGACTATAAGCGCATCGAACAAATGGTAGATGACCTCATTCGCGCCAAATACGGTTTGCCGACTGATATGTCGACAGTCGTGAAATACGCGGACCTCACCATGCTGGCGACTGAACGTCGCGATCTGGATATCGACGACGGCACACGCTGGGCCATTCTAGACGGTATCCCCTGTTCCGACCTTATCCAGATCATCCCTCTTCGTCCTGGTCAGGCTTATGGCCTGTTCATGAACCGGTTCAATGAACTGATGGAGATCCGCAAATGCGCCTGACTAAAGAGCAATTGATCGCTGCCGCTCACGCAGCGGCTAAATATCTCCCTGCGGATTCTGCCGACATTATGAAAGAACTGGCTACGCGTCTTGATGTTACCAGCGTGGCGTTAAGCGAATCGCTGGAGCAGCGTAAGAAACTTGCTAAGGCATTAACTGTGATTGCCAATTCTGAGCAGCATGAAGGCGATACTGTTGTTTGTGATTTTTCTTCGCTGGTTTCAGTTGCTTCGGGAGCGTTGCGCGAGCACTACAACAGCGAATGTCATTCAGACATGAATGAGGCCACCAGCAATGGCTAATTCATTCAAACTCATGTCCCGTTCTGGCGTTATCAAACGTGCTGATACCGGGATGTTTATCAGCCTCAACGATATTCATGTCAAAGAAGGCTTTAACAAACGCGACGACGACGAACGCACCCGTCTGGCTGATGATGCTCTGTTTGAGTACCTCATGAACGGAGGCACGGTGCCACCTCTGGAAGTCACAGCCCGTGATGAAGGTGGTGTGTGGGTTGTTGAAGGGCACCGCCGCCGTCGCTGCTATGAACGCTGTAAGGCCGCTGGCAAACCTGTTGATCGCATTCATATCGTTCCGTTTGTGGGTAATGACGTTGAGCGCCTGGCTCGTGTCATGACCAGTAATAACCAGTTGCCCCTCACCCCGCTGGAACAGGCTCAGGTAATAAAAGAACTAGCTACAACTTTCAACCTGACCACTCAGGAAATAGCGAAGCTTGTTCACAAGTCGGTCCCTACGGTTGAGAAGTTACTGACCCTCGCCACTGCTAACCATGACGTTCAGCAGATTGTTAAAAATGGAGAAGTTTCCGTAGGTGTCGCGGTTGAGCGCGTTCGTGAGCACGGCGAGAACGCCGGGAAAGTTCTTGAACAGGATCGCGCCGTCGCAGCCGCCGCTGGCAAAAAGAAAATTACTAAAAAGGTTATCGCCCCAGAGGTCAGCGTCAAAAGCGCCCGCCGTCTCGTCGAACTGATCAGCCTGGCTGGTATAGATGATAACGGTGTTGTCACTCTGGAAGGTCTAGCACTGGCAGAGGTGCTGGCGATTGTTGATGAACATAAGGCCATTTCAGCACAACGGGAGAAAACAGTATGAGCAACACCATTACTGAATTGCCAGTAGAACGCGATCAATACGGCTACTGGACCCACCCGGAGTACGACAAGTTTTGCGATGGCCGCGAATACATTTCAACGGATGAATTTAACGCCTGGATGGGCGCTAACGGTCTTGTATGGTCGGTTGTTTACCGCGATGAAGATGAAATTGACCCGCAAGTCGATGGTTACGATATCTCATCATGGCAACCTGAATCCCCAGACGGTGAGGGTTGGTTTGTTGGCTCTATCCATGACAGTGAGGATGGCGCGGTATGTATTTGGTTGCGCGCAGCCGATAGCAGAGGAGCGCAGTCATGATTACCGGCACCAGTAATTTCGACGAAGTACCAGAGATTCCATGCAACATATGCGGTGGTTATTACAAGGCTGACGAGCCGGAACAGCATGAGTGCGAATTACCAGAAATTGAGTGTGACATTTGTGGGTTTAAAAGCACGGACCCGGACGGAGCGCACTATTGCTGCGAGGACAATAGCAATGATTAACAGCGAACAGATTCAGGCACTCAGAGCGCTGTACGCCAATGTCGAAAAACAGGCACACGCTTTACGTGGTAACCCGCGGGAATATTCCGTTATCACGGGATTATGCCCGGTAAACGTCATTGAAATGCAGGCGCAGAAAATCCAGGCATTATTGGGAGAAAGTGACGCTGATAAGGCGCTGATTGCGGAGCAGAGACAAGCTATCACCAAGTTGGAAATTTCATGCGACCGCAACTACGTCGAGGGTATGAAAACTGGCTGGAACTATTGCGACGCAGGAAACAGTGATGGATTTAACACTTGCGTTGAGCAACGCGAGAAAGACATTCGTGATGCTCGCACCACTGGCATCACTTTAGACGCGGGGGAGTAATATGGTCGATTTAATCAAGCCTGCGAGCAAAGGGAAAAATGACGGAGTTTGCGTTTACCTTTGCTCAGATGAGGCGAGGTTTTTGGTGATGCGTGGAGACTACGACGAAGCTTCAATAATTCAAGCATCGGTGGTTCAAAACGTAATCGACTCAGACGGCGCTGAGGATTTTGCATCCAGCGCACGCTACTACCAGTGCTGGTACAAAACAAGTCCTATTGGGGGCCAGCAAGGCTATTCAGGTTGGCATCATCCACGCGACACGCCTTGCCGTGGTGCTTATTTCGCATCAGTTCTGCAATGGGATTAGGAGGCCGTATGACAGCACAATTACCGAGCATTAACGAGAAAATCTATCGTCTCGCTAACCACATTGCCGGGGCGAAAGGTGGACTCCCTACCGAATGGCAAGACTGGGCGGAGGAAATTGAAACTGACCTCCGCGCTCTCCTGGCGGCGCATGAGCAAGAGCCAGTGGCTGTTGACGGTATCTTTAAACCAGGCGATGCCGTTGGGGTTTTCAATATCGGCAATGAGTTTTGCGAAGATCACCTGGTCGCATGGACTGTAAAAGGCCAAAACTTGCCTGCGGGTAACTACTGGTTGTATATCACGCCCGCGCCAGTCCCTGCGGTGCCGGATGGGTATGTGCTGATGCCCATGAAGCTTACCGCTGAGAACGGCGCTAAATATGCCCTGTCTGGTGAGTTCCACGTTTTACATCGTGTGACCTGCCATGAGTGCGGCGGTGAGGGTTGTTCTGATTGTGATGATGATGGTTGGCTTGAAGAGAAGATCATGATCGGGTGGGATGACATTAAGGATATCTACCGAGCTGCAGTTGAAGCCTGCTCAATCAAATCTACTGGTGAGGGGGTGTGATGTGAAGACCATTACCGTCACGGTAGAAATTGACGTGCCAGATAGCGCTACCGCTCAGGACATCAATGATTTTGTCGATGTGGAGTATGGGCAGTGCAACGGTATGAAGATGGATAACCCATGTCGCGGGGATGCGGTAGAAGTAATTGAAGCGAAATGGGAAGTCTCAAAATGGCAAGCAAACTGAAACAGCGGCGCTTGCGCCGCCTTAAATCAGATGTTGTCTGGTGGCGCGATGAGGCCAACGACTGGAAAGAAATCGCACTGGAACATGCTGCCGAGATTGAGCGACTGAACCGCCAGGTGATTCACGTAGTGTTGCCGATGATGGTGCCACCAGCAGTAATTGAAGGCATGAAGGCCAAGCGCGTAGAGCATCAGCTTTGCCTTAAATGTAATGACGGCGCACGGGGCGGCTGTTCCGCTTGTGCCTACAATCAGCGATAACCGGGTGCAGCCGGTAGTGGAGGAATAATGATTACTGATTTTATGACAGAACAAGAAGTGTCGATTCTGATCGGGAAGAAACGAACTGCCCTTTATCGACTCAGGAAACAACACGGATTTCCTGAGCCTGTTCTAACCCACCCGGCAAAATATAGCCGTCAGGCAGTAAATAAATGGCTAGAGGCAGGCGGCGTTAACCGAGTCGTTTAACATGCCAGAAGATCTTATCAGCATACAGCTCGTATGCTGTCTTTTGCTCTGGTAGCCAATCATGCTTGTTATAAACAGCCATTACACCCCCCAGTTCATGCCCCAGCATCTTTTCGGTGACATGGGGCATAACACCTTCTGCTGACAGGTTTGTTACGAGCGATCTCCTGAAATCGTGTGTATGCCAGTCAGGAATATCAATTTTCTCTCGTAACTTTTTCATGTACAGATTGCATGAAGATCGGTCAATTGCTTTATCAACAGATTGACCTGGAAACAGCACATCATTACCGGTATTCAAGAGACGTTCTACATAGGGTTTGATTTGGTCAAAGATAGGACGCCTGATAAGGTTACCCATCTTTGAATGTTCTTCTGGAGTAGTCCAGATAAGATCATCCATATTGAATTCGGCAGCAGTAGCCAGGCGTAGTTCTGACAGTCTCGGTCCCCAAAGTAACAGCATCTGATGCAGGGCTTTATTAGAAGAGACAATTTTTGAATTTTCGAGCGCCAGCCAGACCTTAGCTAACTCAGTGTAAGTTAATACCCGTTTGCCAACGTCTGGCTTTTTACCAATGTTTTTAACGCTTAATTTCATCACTTCACATGAAGGGATAAGCTGGCGACTGATGCACCAGTTGATTACTGAACGCAACTGGACCAGAAGCACGCGTGATTTCTTATCGTTCATTTCTTCTTGCTTGTCGAAGAAACGCACCCAGGCTGAAACTGGAATATTGGCAACGGGCGTGCCAGAGAACTGTGTGTACATGCTGTTGTACACAACCGATTTATAGAGTGTTTGTGTGTTAGGTTTCAGCTTAGAGGCATACTTATCCCACCACTGATCGAGACAGTCTTTAAGAGTCAACTCTCCGTCTTCACGGGTAAAATAATTTTTTGGGTTTACCCCCTTCATGTACAATGCGCGCATCTCGCCGACGATGACTCGCGCTTCTTTCAATGAAGTTGCCGGATATCGGCCCACGGTGATACGGACTGGTTTGCCATCCCAACGATAGCGATACTGGAAAGTGACAGTTCCTGCAGGGGATATGCGCGCGCTCAGACCATCACCGTCGGTAACCTCTGGTGCTCCAGAATATGGTTTGCCGCTGATGCTTCGAAGCTTGGTATCACTGAGAGCCACGATTAAGTTTCCTGTACACACTTGGGAAACTGATTCTGTACTCATTCTGTACGCAATGGCAAGTGAACGAAGGGGATTTTTAGAGAAACGACAGCGAACAATTAAAAACACAAGAGAACTTAATTCTTGAATCGGAAACAGTAAACACGGTAACATTGCAAACAACGCGAACAAAGAAAACCAATCGCGATCTATGTCCCCTTAGTTAAATGGATATAACGAGCCCCTCCTAAGGGCTAGTTGCAGGTTCGATTCCTGCAGGGGACACCAGATATAACTCTCCTGATGTCTACCGAATTCAATAAAAACCTTTTATAATCAGCCATAACCCCTCTTCTCAGGCTATGCGACGTCAACTGAAGTCTACCCATATCTACGTGAATCAATAAACGTTTGGGGGCCTAAGTGGGGGCTTATCCTGTTCAACGGAAAATGAGGCCCCCAAATGCCACTGAATGCTCGTCAGGTCGAGACTGCAAAGCCCAGAGATAAAGCCTATAAACTCGCTGATGGCGGAGGGCTCTATCTCATGGTCAATACTAACGGTTCAAAGTACTGGCGAATGAAGTATCGATTTGCCGGTAAAGAGAAAAAACTCTCGTTCGGAACCTATCCTGACATCTCACTTGCGGAAGCCCGCACTAAGCGCGATGAAGCGAGAAAAACATTGGCAAATGATAAAGATCCCGGTGAAGTTAAAAAAGCCGAACTACTTGCCCAAAAACTATCGGTTACGAATACTTTTGAAGCGATAGCGGTTGAGTGGTACAACGCAAAAGTTTCTGGCTGGTCAAAAAACTACGCTGACTATGTTAACCGGGCCTTCAAAAACAATGTATTTCCCTTTGTTGGATCGCAGCCGGTTAATGAGATAAAGCCACTGGAGCTTCTGTCTGTATTGCAGCGTATGGAAAAGCGAGGTGCGCCGGAGCTTGCCAGTAAAGTGCGCCAACGTTGTAGCGAAGTGTTCCGTTACGCTATTGTTACTGGCCGAGCCGAGTACAACCCTGCGGCTGATCTTGGTAGTGCTTTACAGGGGTACGAGAAACAACATTATCCCTTTCTTACTGCTGCTGAGCTACCCGAGTTTTTACAAAAGCTTTCACAATACACCGGCAGTCTAGTAACGCTTCTGGCGACCCGACTACTCATGCTTACGGGCTTACGAACCGTCGAATTACGTATGGCAGAATGGAGTGAAATCGACTTCGAAAACCATATCTGGGAAATACCGAAAAGTAGAATGAAGATGAGGCGACCCCACATAGTGCCCCTTTCTGCTCAATCCTTAGCAGCACTTCGGCAACTAAAGCAATTGACCGGTACTTACCAGTTTATCTTTGCAGGTCGAAACGATGTTAATAAACCAATGAGCGAAGCCAGCATCAATATGGTTATTAAAAGGATTGGTTACGATAAGAGAGCAACCGGACATGGTTTTCGTCACACCATGAGCACAATCTTGCATGAGGAAGGATTCAACACTGCTTGGATTGAGACCCAGCTCGCGCATGTGGACAAGAACGCGATTCGCGGGACCTATAACCATGCGCAGTATCTTGAAGGGAGGAAAGAGATGATGCAGTGGTATGGGGACTATTTGGATGGATTGCGATTGGATGGAAACGTTGCCAGAGTTAGTTAA